CCAGGGCTTTCTTTGTTTTGGGCCTTATCTCATGGGGCTTAGTACCAAATTCAACAGCCCCGGCATAATCAACATTCACAGCCACCTCCCCGGTCAGCCCCTTCACCATAGCAGTGATACTCTGCCTGAGCTTCCCATGTGTGCTGGGTGCGTTTTGCTTGGCATTCCCGGCCACCCTATAGGTAGACCTGGTGATCAATCCCTGCAGCTGATCATTGACCTCTTTGGTGAAGCCATCAAAATCCCCCAGGGCTTTTTTCAGCTCTGAACGGGGGATCTCTATTTTAATTGTATCGGCTGCCATCACTTTTTTTCTACTGCCATCACTTTGCACCTCTGATATTTCTTATCCACGTTGATCACACTATGGACATATAGCACCTGGCTGGTTTCCACTACCACCAGTTTATCATTCTCGGTGGGCACATAACCCTCATACCAGAGCAGATCTATCTCATGGGGCTTGCTGGTCATTGTCATCCCGAACTGCTGGGCCCTGGATGCATTGACAGGCATGAGATTGGCCCAGACTCTGACTGTGGTGGTCCCAGAGGATATCCTGCCACCCTGGCTATCATCAGCCAATGTTTTGGTAGTGATATCTATCTGGTGGGTCATATCACCCACCCTGGGATACATTCCGGTGCCACGTTGTTTCAAAGCCATAAATTCTCAATAACAAACGGTTGTAATGCTTCTTTTACCCAGTCATACAGGACAGGTTGGTAGACCTCCAGATCATCTCTCTGGGCTAGATCTGTAACTATATGCCTCAGCATTGTCTGATAGATAACATTAGGCAATGTGACTTCACCCTCAGCGGATCCATGTCCTGCCACATAAACAGTTCTGAGTCCTGTGATAATCTTTCCTGCTGATTGCCATCTTGTATAAAGATGAACAGTCTGGAAACTCATACCACTCAAATAATAATCAGTCCCTTCTGTTAATGCATCACTCAGACTACCATCCTCATAAACTCTTTTGATTGAGGTGATTGATTTTATAGGGCCATAAGGCAAAAATATTTCTCTGTAGTCAGCCTTTTCCCAGTTTACAGTCACTGTTTTCTGAATGAAGGATCTGCCTGTCCATTCCTCCTGAAGTTCTCTGACCCCTTTAATGACATATCCTATGAGAGTATCTTCTGCTGTGCTGGGGATCTTTCCCCATCCTCTGACCAGAGCTGCTGTGATCACTTCAGATCCCAGGCTTGAAAATTCTACTTCCCTATTCATTTGAATGTACGGTTTTCAGGCAGATAAGGGATGGCCACCTTTTTCTCAGCAGCCAATCTCTGAGCCTCATGATCACTCACTGTGGCAAAATCTCCGGCCTCCAAGATGGTGCCACTCCTCAGAGTGAATGTCTCCAGTGCTCTCACCCTTTTCATTGCCTTATGTTTTTAATCTTCCTGGCTATAGCCCTCTCCATCAATTCATAGAGACCTATCATCTGGTCCTCAAACATATCCTCCAGCTCTTTTGCTCTCTTTTTGGCTGCCTGGGACATCTTTTTATAATGTTCAGAATCCTCCATCAGCTCCTTGATGGCTTTGATCCATGCATCAGTATTGTCCAGATCACAAAAGGTCCCGGCTTTTCCCAGTGATTCTTTGAGGCCAGGTGTGGGTGAACAGACAGTGGGGATCCCGGAGCAGGCTGCCTCAATAGCTGTCCTGCCGAATGATTCATATTCAGAGGGCATGATCAGGATCTTTGTGAGGGCATATTCTTTCTGGATCCTGGGTGTGTTCTCTTTGAAAGTTACATTTTTCAGCTGTTCTTTCTCCTGGTGATAGTAGTCCCCTCTGACTGCCATGAACTGATATTCCGGCAAAGCCTTGGCCAGCTTATAGAACATATCAGACCCTTTCTGCTTGCAATGATTTATGAGGGTGATATATTTGGCCCCTCCCCGATTGGTTTTGTAGTAATCAATAGGACAGGGAGGATAGACTATACAGCTATCTTTCTCCCCATACCAGGGTACGCTCTTTGTGTACTCTGAATTGAAACACAAGGCTGAACGGTGGGCAATGGTAGCTATATGATCATAGCGGTGAGTATTATGCATCACAAACAAGGCAGGTTTATCCACCACACGGATATTATTGATCACCTTGCCACAGCGGTCCAGATGGCTGATAATGATATCAGCCCACTTGTAACGGTGCCTGATATGCTTAGATCCATACTCCGGAACTATACTGATCCCCTCAAACTCTGTGGCCCCTGGATCCGGGACGGCCACAACAATTTCACAATCTCTTTTTTGCAGCCATTTGAACATATGATGGACCATCCACTCAGCTCCTGCATTGTGGTTGGGTGGATAGCCATGTATGTGAACTAAGATTTTCATTTTTTATCCTCCTGTTCCATATGAAAATTAATAATCAATGTAAATATATTTCCTGGTTTATATGATTTAACACCACCATCTTCACTAATTAACTCAACATCCCTTGTTAGATTCCATGAATCTATTTTTGTGTTTTGAGCTACCAGAATCTTGGTTAGTTCTTTCTTCAGATCTAAAATCATTTTTCCTCCTGTTTTTCCATGATTAATTCGCCATGTAGTTGGTACATTTCAAAAATATCAGCTATGGATTTAGCTTCCTCATCCTCCAGTAGTCTGTTGATATGGAGACTTGCCGGACCATTGCAGTCCACTCTAAATTCAATGCTGGTTAATTTGCTGAGATGATCAATCTTTAATGCTTTTAGAATGTCATCAATAGCTTGGTGATGTATTCCTATTGCGTGTCCCATTTTTACTCCTCCTGTTTTTTAAATTTATACAATAACATCAGCTCCCCGAACAGCGTTTTGTATTCAGGGATTGCTCTGAATCCATGCGCTTTGAACTTCTCCGGGGTCCATAGGCATTTATGCTCCTCCAGAACATTACCCTTATAGGCTGCCTGGGCCACAAAAATGGAAGGTGTGGAGACTATCATCACCCCTCCTGGGGATAACATAGCCTGGAGCCTTTTGATCTGTTTATGGCCCTCATTCAGGTTAAGATGCTCAATGACATCAGCCATGATGATAAGCTCAAATTTGTAATGTGTGGTAAATTCCTGGACAGGCTTCAGATGGATCTCATCATAGACCTCCCATAGATGGTTCTTGTAACCATCCCAGGGCTCTATACCTATCAGTCTGGGGATCTCTTTGAGCAGTGTGCTGGCATAGTTATAGATCAATGCACCATAGATGCCATTCCCTATCCCCACATCCAGCACTCTCTTTGGCTGGACCTTTAGGGCCTCCTCTACAATGTAGGGGATTATGGCATGACTGGATATAGGCATGGTGTAGAAAAAAAGGGGGCCAGGCTACCCCAGCCCCCAGGTTTCAAAGCACACTAACTATTACCCCGTACCCTGAGCCAGGGCTACGCTGAACGTTCGCCAGGGCCAGACGCTTCTGGGCCCTTACTGTCACCATCCCCTTGATAAAGTTATCCTCACTTTGGTTGCTGAACTCAATGGTGAGTTGTTTCTTAAAGAAAACCTGTGCAGCTTCCCTGGTGATCACATCAAAGACTCCGCTGGTCTGAGCTGTGGACATCACCACTGGCACCCCGGCCAGTTGTGCAGTTGTCACTCCCAGGAACCAGGGCAGGATGTATTGTCCATTACTATCCTTGGTTAGTGCGATCTTGTAGAAGTCTGCAGGGTGAAGCAGTATAGCACTTGGCATATACTCATCATCCACAACTTGCCTTACTGCATCCACCAGGACATCGATCCTCTGGACCTTAGTATCAGCCAGGGCATCACTGTAGGCGGTTGCATTGGTTGACAGTCCGGATAGGTTGCTGCCTGTTCCGGCTCCCTTGAGGATCTGGGTGTCCTCATCCTTGTTGATCTTACCGGGCAGCCTGGCCAGAATGTAAGAAGTCATACCCTCCACATCTTCCATCATCTCCTCACTGAGCATGATATAGGTGGTAATTTTCCTCACAGTGGCTGTGTAGGCTGTCAGATCAAAATCACTCTGGTTGAACTCAGAGCCCTCAGCGGTCACATCGGTCTGATCATCAAAGGAAGTTTCCCGGATATACTCAATGGCCTGCATTGAGGTAGTCCCCTGTAGGATCAGATCCCGGATACGGTTTCTCCGGTCAGGGTCAAAATGGATCTCAGGGAGATGCTCATAACCTGGCACATTGTTGGTGAATGTGTTGGATCCGGTCATGTCATCGGCTTTCCGGAGTTCTACCCCTGCAAAATCCTCAGCAGTGAACTCGATCTCTCCTCTGAACTTCTGGTTCACACCAGCATCCTTCAACTTCTGCATAAATGCATCAGCCATAGTTTTTCTGGCCATCACCTGATCAAAGCGTCCTGCCTTGGTTTCGATGATATCCAGCCTTTTGGTGAGCTCATCATTGAGCTCGTTATACTTGGCGATCTGGGCCTCTACCTCCTCTTTCAGTTTCCCTGTGAGTTTGGCAGCCTCAGCATTGCCGGACTTCTGGGCTTCCTCAACAGCCTTGTTGATCTTGCTGTCAATGCTGTTACCCAGCTCGTCCATCTTGTTCTTGATGACTTCCGCCACCTTAACATCAATGTCCATAAAGCTATAATTTTAAGTCGTTTAACAAGTTATCCAGGCTAACTTTGTTTTTCGGCTCATCATGCTTACCAGTGGA